CTGTTCTTCGGTCGTATCACCTTCGGCCTGTTTCAGTTTTTCAAGAGCTTCCTCGTTGGCTGCTATCTTTTGAGTAAGTTCCTCTTTTTTATCCCTGTACGAATCAACGGCGGCCTGTGCGTTCTTATATGCGGCGTCAAGCTCTTTTACCTTGTTTGCCTGAGTGGCCTGAAGGTCTGTAAGCGCTTTCTGTTTGGCCGTCAGCGCCTCCATGCTGTTGGCGTTCGCTTTGTACTGGCTCTGGACTAAATCGAGAGCAGAGGCGTTTTTTCTGAGTTCTGCGTTTATCGCTGCTATGGCTTGCCTGTATTGAGCCTCGCCGTCTATAGCGTACCTGGTTGATATAGTGCGCCGTGCCAATGCTCTCGCCTCCTTTACTTAATTAATGTCAATGCGGATTTCTTATTGAATGCTCCTACCTCAGTTGCTATATAGGTCATAACGTCTATACAATCTCTCACGTCAAGGTCGCGGATTTCGGATATCTTTTCAAAAGCGCCATCACCGAGCGCTTTATTTATTTGCTCTGCGAAATACTCTATGGTTTCTCTTGCGGTCTTTTCGCCTTTTGCGTACTTTGTGGCCGCAGCAACATAATCGTCTTTTCGCCGCGCCAGTTCATCCCCAATTCGGGAATCTATCTCAAGCTTTATGCCCGCAATGTCAATCGTTATCATGCGGTCTCGAAATTCAAAGCCCATTTTATTTTCCTCCAGCTTCTTTTGTTTCTTTGTATTGTTTTTCACGTATTGAAATAAGGTCGATCATGGTTCCCGGGTTAAGCTCAAACGTTTCCTCAACCGACAACCCTATGGATTTTCCGTTGTGGATGTAGATTGCTCGCTTGTATCCGTTTTTTTTTGATGTTTTAAAAGGATAAGGTCGATTTCTTCATCGTCCTCTTGTATCTCACGTTCAAACCCGATATTGGCCGCGTCCATGCAAGCCCGCTGTAAATCCATGTACATATACGGCATCACATCGGACATTTTAAATTCGTCGCTTTTAAACACTGGCAAATCGTCAATACCGTATTTTTTACCCTTCAACGCGGCTTGCTCTGTCAGTATTTCGCTTACGCGTAAAATGTTCGCCGCGCCGCCTGGCTTAATAGGCGACAGTTCCGGTAACACACACGCCCCGAACTCATCTTGGATTCTGAATATCACATCACCGTCGTACAAAAAGTAATATTCTGTGCCGTTTATAATCGCGCTCGTTCCTCTCGCAGCGCCAATTATGACGACTTTCCTTTTATCCTCCATAGTTCCTCCTAACAGAGAAAGAGAGGGGTCTCTCCCCCTCTCTTTAGCTCATCTCCACTCCGTTTGTGTACACGGTTATACCGTTATACGTTATAGCGCAGCGGAATGTAACGCCCTCGTCCTGATTGTCTACGGTCGTAAGCGTGTCGGTGTTATATCCAACGTAGGTATCGTCAAGGTCAGTCCATACTCCAGCATTCCTGTACTGCCACAGGTACGATATACCGGAGGTCGGCGCCTTGTCGGGGAGGTTCCATATCGGCGTTGCCGTCAAATCTTCCCCGGCCAGCCCTTCCTCTTCGGCTATAGCCGTACCGCCCGTCAGATATACCAGCCCCAGCATGCTATCAAGATATTTGACCGCACCGTCAAAGTCCGAAAACTCTTCCGTATACTGCCACTTTGTACCCTTGTGTAAAGGGCGCATGACAGTAAAGTTTATCGTGTCGTTCGTGAACGTGATTGAATTACTGCGCGTCTGCGACGCTTGCGTTGTTCGCGCCGCCACGGCTTTAGGAAAGAAGTTCGCCTCGAAAAGCTCAACGCCTCTGCGTATTATATTCCTGATGTATAGATACGCACCGTAAGGCGGCTCGTCGTCTGCGCCGTACTCTACAGCGTTATTCTGTTCGCGGTAGGTCGCGCCATATATTACCGCCGCTGACTTTTTGGGTAAGTCTGCCACCTGCAAGGGTATCGTTGCCTTTGCAAATTTCGATACCTGTTCCTGTTGCTGATTGTCGGCCCACTGCTCTCCTTCTGCGTTTTGGATTGATAAATCGCCCTGCACAAACGCACCCAGGCTTACAGGGGCATCATATGTCGGCGCTGCATCTTTGGAATCAGGGGTTTTGTGTTTCGCAAAATATGCGTATTCCGATCCATATCCAGCCATTATCTAGTCTCCTTTCTTTATTGCTGGTCTTGCCAGCCGTAAAATACTTTTGCAGACGCCTCTATTGCTTCGTCTGCCGCTTCTTCGTTGGCCGTCTGCATGAACGGTCGTGCCGATTGCCCTTTTTTGCCGAACTCGTTTATAAAAGCGACTTCGGCGTTACGGTTGCCATCTGCGTTTTTACCTTGCGGGTATATGTCGATATACCGCCCGCCCGCAGATTTTCCGGTTTTTCTGGATTTTTTAATTGAATCCAGCGTTACGCCGGTCCTGTATACGCCCATTCTGCGACCAACCTCTTTTTGTTTCCTTGCTATCACGTCCGCGCCCGCGTTCAGCATGTCGTTAATTACTTCATCCGGTACTCTAGCTAATCGGTCAAATTCCTGTATCAAGTCTCTGATGCCGTACTGCGTGAATTTAGCCATCTGTACCCTCCGCGATTTGACACTCAAACACATAATGCTGCCCGTTCTCGTCGCTTGCATTTGTCGTGACAGGCCATGTAAACCCCGCTTTTGATAGGTTCTTTTTTACGTTCTTGCGGAGCGTTACGCTGTCGAATTCGTGTGGGCAGAAAAGATGTACCTGTACTAAGGCGCGTTCGTGCTTTGGTTTGTTGTTGCCAAAATCATCCGGGATAGTATCAAAATTGAACACGAAATATGGTGTTGTCCCAGGCCCCGAATATGTATTCGGGTGTACCTTGTACTTAAGCGGCTCCAGCGCGCTTTTTATCTTGCTTTCTATGCTCACGCGTTCACCTTCCCTTGAACCTTGATTTCCAGCCATTCATGCCGGTTCTCTACGTCGTCAAGGCTGATGATTTCGTACGTCTCACCATCCTTGATGACTCGGCACTGCGGAGTTATAAGCGGGCTGTATCTTGCTGTGAGCGTCGCGGGTTCTTTCAGGTCAAGCCTCATAGATTCGTATACTTCCGCTCCGTGAGCGTTAACCCATTTCACCTTGAGAACGCCCTTTCCAAACACATTTACCCACTGCCGTACCGGATATCCGTTTTCATTCTGCGTTTCGTCGTACCTTTCAACGATAACAGGCGTTCGGAGTTCCCCTGGATTAGCTCTCTTCGCCATCCGGTTCACCTTCTTCTTCGGCTTCGGTTTCTATCACGACGGCTTCGGTTACGGTATGCACTGCGGGCGAAGTCTTGTCCGATTCATTGACTTTAAAGGTTTTAAGCTCGTAACCTTCATCCGCCTCTGCAGTGATTATGAGTACCGTACCGATTTCTACGTCGCCATCCCCGTACTCGCGGCCGTTGCTGTCCTTGACCCTTACCGTTGTGTTTTCGCCTGCCGTTATCGTCAGTTTGAACGTTTCCGGCTCTTCATCTTCTGTCGCGTACCGTAGTTCAAGCACACGGGCGTTTATAAGCCGTTGCGCTGCCCCGTCGCTGTGCTCATGTGCGAATGTAAGCCCGCGATTGTCGTAAAAACACGCGGCTAGCTCGCACAAAAACATGTCGTACTGTTTGTTGTTTTGAAAATCCGGTATGCCTGCCGTCCGTGCTTTCGACTTCGCCGCTTTTAAGCACATATCCGCTATAGCGTCGGGAGTATCGGGCGGCATACCCAAATACTCCCGTAAGGTCTTAATCGTGAGCATGCCGCCCCCCTCCTTTACGCCATCTTTATCGCGTTCGTGTGAACCGTTACGCCGCCGTAGGTTATAGCGCAGCGGAACGTCACATCTTCGTCCTGACCGTCTACCGTCTGCAGCTGGTTGCTCGTTCCGGAAGCATGCGCAACGTTCGTCCACACTCCGGCGTTGTCGTACTGCCACTGATAGGAGACGCCACTAGAAGGCGTGTTATCGCTGTCCGTATTGAACACCGGCGTTGCGGTCAGCTTCTCACCCGCGAGTTTGCTCTCTGTTGCGGCAGTGGCAATACCGCCAACTATACCAACCGCCGTTATTGCCAGCCTGAATGCGCTCTTGAGCTTAATCTGGTGGTCGCCCCACGCAGTCAGGACATATTTGAATACGCCATCATCTACGTCCTTATCGCTGTCAAGCACAGCGTTAGGCTCGTAGTTCATCCTGGCATAGCGGAAGTCGCCGACTACAGGAATCGTGGCGCGGTCGTTGAACACTACCGGAATGCCGATAACATCTTCGGGCTTTTTGCCGTACAGCGATATAGCGCTATTTGTCATGGTTTTAACATACGAAAACCAATCCGCAGACCGCATAACGACTTTCGCATTGGCTTTGAACAGGTCGTCAAGGTCTCCATACGCCGCTATTATCGCTTCAACGATGTCTGTACCCGTAACACCCTTGATGTTGTTCATGTAGAAGCTCATGTGCTTATGGTCATCGTCAGCAGACTTCGCAAAAGCCCTCAGCTTCTCTTTTCTTGCGAGAGCTGAGCGCAGCCCGTTTTCTACTGTCGCAACGAGGTTTGTGTCCGTGCCGTATACGACGGTGTCCGCAACCTCTACCTTGACCTTGGTCTTATAACGCCCGTAGGTTACGAGGTCGGACGAAACCTTGATTTCCTTCGCAGTCTCGCCGTCTATGACATCTTCGAGCAGGTCGTCATCGTCCAACGAGAACATCAAGCGCGGTTCCTCAAGCCCCGCAACCTGCGAAACCTGCTCTACGTCTCTGAGCGAGTTGCTTTCAAACGGTTCAGTTATAAGCTCGCTTGAAAGCGTTACCGGAAGCAGGTTAGAGCCGCTTCCGATATCAGACGAGCCGGCCGGGATTCCGCCCAGCCCCGAAAATGTCTTCTTGATGCCCTCTTTGTCCTTGAACGCCAGGGCGCGGTAATACGCAGCCTTGTTCTTTATGGTTGCGTCCTTCTCTGTGTTTCCCGTGACGGATTTCTGCTGCGTTTCGAGCGCCTGTCTCTGCTGCGCTTCCATCTCGTCATGCTGCGCCTTGAGCAGGTCATAGCGTTCCTGCAGCTCGTTGCGGTGCTGTTTCTTCGCGGTTATCTCTTCCATTTTGGTCGTGGGGTCCGCGGCCTTTTCCGCTATCCACTCGGCATCTGCGGCGATCTGAGCCTGCAGCGTTGCCATCTTTTCTTTGAGGTCAAAAAGTGTTACTTTAGCCATTCTCTTTGGCTCCTTTCAAATATTTTTCGTTTTCGGCGAGTATTTTCGCCCTCTCGTTTCGCTCGGCTTTGTCGGTTAAAGCGAGCTGGATTTTCTGCCCGATTGTTTTTAAGTCCTCGGACGTTAAGCTACTGATATCTACGGTCTTGAATAATTCAACCGCATCTGCGAGGTTCTCCGCGCCCTTGGTTACGCCGGCGCCCCTTTGAGCAGGAACAGCGACAAACGAAAACTCGTATGCTTCTTGGGGCTCTTTAAGTTCCCCGACGCAAAGCTTCCCGTCGTATTTCTCGCCCTTGATGTGCCCTGTCTCGTCTTGGTACGTCCACGTGCGCCAGTCGAGTTTTAAATCTTTGCCGCATATCGAACACGTGCATTTACCCATCCGAACACCAACGGAGACCTCTTTTACAATGCCGCCCTCTATCGCTTCTACAAGCGGTGTATTGGCTTCATTGCGAAGCATATAAGCGCTGCCCCGTAAAACGATTAATGGTTCCCCGAGCGAGTTCTTTTCGCTTAATTCCTCTACTTCACAACGGTATAGCCGTGCGACTTGTTTTTCAGAGCTCCAACGGTGGTCAAGAATGCCGCTCTTTCCTACAAAAAGCTTGGCAAGCGTCTCAAGGCTGGGCTTCGTGAATCGCTCAGTGTCGCGGTCTACGTCGTTGTCGCAGAGAATAACAGGGAAACAAAAAACGCCTTCCGGCGTTAGCTCTTTATGTGCGTATTGGTTTATCAAGGCAATATCGGTTTCGGGGTTTATCGGCGTTGCCTTGAGCGCCTTTAGCTTCTCTATTCTGTCCATTTAGTCCCCTCCTTCGCCGGCAACAGAAGCCGATACAGCGACTATATCGCCTTCGACTTCTATTCTTATCTTTCCGTCCTTATCCAGTCCAACGGGGTCATCGTTGATAGTAAGTGTTACATGATACCCGGCGCCTTCTTCCGTCTCTGCTGTAAACTCGATTACATCCCCGACATGTACGGTACCGCCATCTGAAACTGCTTCAACCTCTGACAAATCAGTCAGCATTCCGGCAAGCCGTACCTTTGCAGCGTTCAGGGTCGTATTTTCCCCCTGTGTCAGTGTAACGGTCTTAGAAACGAGCGCAACGGCTTCGGTTTCTATTGTGGTTTCACCGTTGATTACGAACGACGTAGAGGATTCCAGTCTGCCGTAGTTCACGCCGTTGATTTTCAGCTTTGCGTATTTTCCTGCATCTGCTGACGGCGTGATAGAAAGCACATCCCCGCAATGTACAGTAGCGCCGCTTAACATCTCTACCGGCTCGTCAAGGTCAAACGTCTGACCGTGTACTCTCGTCATCACTATGTCAAGGCTCGTGTTCATGCCTTCTTTAATCGTCAGTGTATGTGCTATCATTCCCGCGATATCGAAGACGTTGCTCGCGAGGCCCATTCCATCTGAGCCGAAGTCGATTTCTACGTCACCCGCAACCACGCCCTTGATATGGAATTTCGGTTTTTGGTCGTATGGTATGGTTACATCGAACACTTGCCAGCCATAAGGCGGGATAGTAGCCGCTTTTGCCGCGTCAAAAGGTCCGTCGCAGAATTCTATGGCTCCGGCCGTCATGTTTTTGACGATAACCGACGGGCCGTAAAACTCGTCGAACTCAAACGCCTTCACAACGCCCGCCACAAGCGTTTGCTTATTCGCTCTCATCTTGTACTCCTTTCAGTTTGATTTTCTCTTTCGCCCGCTCTATATCTTTCTTGAGTGCCGATTCGCGCTGTTTGGGCGGTAAAAGCTGATACATACTGGCCTTGATGCCGTATTTGGCGGCTTCTTCGTACAGGTTCTTCATCTTAACCTCCCGTTATTGCCTTGATGATATCGTCCTTGCGCGTTATGCCCTTAAGGTCAATCTCCATTTTCTCAGCGAGTTCCTTGAGTTCGGGCACCTTCATTTTTGACAGGGTTTCTACATCAAGCGCGCCTGTAACATAACTTGTCATAGCAGCCGCAAAACGCTCTATCTCTTTTTCGCCAGATTTCGCTTTCGGTATCGCCACTAACAGGTTTTCCGGCGTAAACTTGCCTTTGTACCCGTATTCGGGCTTATACCCGTTCGCAGTCGCCCATGTCAGAAAGTTATGCGCTAGATTCCATTCGGGCGCTAATATGCCCTTGTCGTGCGCCTCTAACCATATTGAATATAAACTCATGTCGTGTCTCCTTTATCGCTTGTTTTTGCTCCCTTGTCGGGGTTCTTTATCAACCATTCAAGAGTTGTGAGGTCTCTTGATACCATCAGTTTGTTGCCGTTCGGGTCCTTATCCCTCCCATAATCAGCGCGGGCTTCGTTCGGTGTTTCCCAGCCGCCTCTTATGGCTTTTTGGTGTACGTCCGCTCTCGTTGCCGCGTCTGCTCTCAAAATAGCGTTCATGTCGATTTCAAAATGATAGCCTTTTCGGCGTTCTTCTTTTGATAGCAGCTTGCGGTTTAATTCCTGTTCGTAGGCTGTCACGATAGGAAGCATAGTAAGCATAAGGAATTCAAGCATCTGCTGTTCCTGTGAAGCAAACGAAACGTCCGAATAATCACCCAAAAGGTGAGGCGGTATATTATATACCATCGCCACCTTAGAACGGGAGATTTTTTCGACTTCAAATAGTCTGCTATCCACCGGTGACAAATTAAGTGCCTTTGCCGCCACCCCGCTTTCGAGCAAGAGAATATTGCCGCCCGATTCCTTATAGGTGTTCATCAGGGTTTCGATTACTTCTTTACGTTGTGTTGGCCCTAAGTTTGCCGGAGCTTCGGCAATAATCTGCGCATTTACGCCTTTTTCAAGCTGTGAGGCGCTAAATTCTTGTATTCTGTCGTTGTAGGACAGGGTATCGAATAACACCGAAACAGGATTGACTCCCTTTATGCCGTTGGATGATATAAACGGAATATGGATTATATAAAAGCCGTGGATGTAATGGTCTTTTCCTTCTTCCGGCGTTATCCTGTACCACAGCTCCCGCGATTCTTTTTCCATCACGGGCTCCACCCTCAGTGGGTCGAGTATGTTTAAGCCTAAAAGCGTACCGTCCGCATCAAACTCTTTAATGGCATATGCGTTCCCTTCCGTGCAGCAGCAGGTCTCCAGCGCCTTGAAAAACTGGCAGGGTGTCATGTTTGGGTTCGGCTCGAAACTCACAAGGTCGGCGCGGTCGTCGTTCTTTACCTGCGTCGTGCCTTTGTAAAGTTTCACCGGCATAGAGGCCAGAGCGTTCGCCCGTCTTGTTACGGCTGAGAATATAAGCTCGCTGTTGCGGAGCGTATAATCGCTGCGGAAAAAGCGCGGCCAGAACGGCATAGTTCTGATTGACCGCAATCTTGCAGGCTTTGCCGCCTTTAGAGCCGCAATCTCACCCCTCAATGCTTTTATCTCGTCTTTGCGGGATATCTTATCTAAAAGCTTCAATCTCACCCCTCCAGCCTAATGATGGTCGCCAGTTTCTTATCGCTTGGTATGACGGTCTGAATGTTGCGTAAGTATTCCGTGTGCGCGTTCAAGTGAGCCGCGAATCCGTCTATTTTCCTGTGCTTACTCTGTTTTGTCGGTAAATAAGTAGCGTTCGGGCCCCTTTTGGTCAGTTTCACGTTCCCCAGATACCAGTTATACATCTTGTTGTTGTTGTGAATTATCTTGCCATCTAAAAACCGTTCCTTTAGGTTGTCTAATGGAGCGGTCAGCGTAATTTCACCCTGCCTTACGGCGTTCAGCACAAATCCGTTTTTTTGCATTAGCTGTACTAGGTCGAACGCTTTCGCCGGGTCGTAGCCTATACTGTCTATCCTGTACATCTCTCTCATGGCCGCAAACCACTCATAGACAAGCATATGGTCAACGTATTCGCCACGAATGATGGTCAAGAGCCCTTCGTGCTGCAGGTTCTCCCAATCCAGCTTTTCACGGTTAATTTTGACTTTCTTCTCCGGCACCCATGAATGAGACAGGACAAAGAACCAGTTATCCGGCAGCGGAAATTCTAAGCATGCCGATGTGAAGTCTTCTGTCTCGGACATATCGAATCCGCCGTAGCACCTTAAGCCTTTCAGCTCTTCGAGCGGTTTTGTTTTGTCGTTCTTCTTTATGGTCTCTACGTCGAGGAAAGATAGCTCGTCCACCATCGTAAAGACATTAAGCTGTTTGTTGATGAAGTTTGACCGCTCGGCGGGAATCGCCTTGCAGTGTTCCCACTCGTCTATCAAGTCTTCAAGGTTTAAGAGCTTACCTAAAGACGGGTTGGCTTTCTTCCAGCAGTTTATATCTGCCGGGTCGTCCTTCTCGTCTATTTCCGCGATATAGACAAACATCCTATCCGCAGCACGCTTTGATACCGCGTCAGAGCCCGCTAGGATATTTGCGCCCAGCTGGTAATAATCCATTAAAGGCCCGTCTATAACCGTGCCCAACGTCGTGATGTAAATAATCAACGGTTGGCGGCGCTTTTTCATCTTTGCCTTGATAACGTTGATTAATTTATAGTCCCGGTATTCCTGCATCTCGTCGAATACGGCAAGATACACGTTAAGGCCGTCTAGGTTTGTGCTATCCGTTGCTAACGCTTTAATCCACGAGTTGGTTTTGTCGTAAAATATGCCGTCTCGCGTTACTCTAAAATGTTTGTTCAGCAGCGGCGAATTTTCTATTTGTACACCGCACTCCCCGACTATAATTTTTGCTTGTTTTTCAGAGTTCGCCAGTGCATAGACTTCCGCGCCGCGTTCGTTATCTTTTGAAGCCGCAAAAGCCGCATTGCCGGCTACCAACGTACTCTTGCCGTTTCCGGCACCGACAATGGTTAACCCTTCACGAAACCGTCTTAATCTTGTGCTTTTGTCTACCCAACCGTAAAGATTCCCTTCGACAAAATGCTGCCACGGAAGTAGCTCCATTTTGTCATAATCGCCCTTGCTCGGTTTAAGAAACGTCTCGATAAACCGTATGGGCCTGTATCCTTTTTCGAGGTCGAACGTCCAGCGATATTTTGAATCACACGATGCGTCAAGGTCGTCCATGAATCGCTGGCACGACTGTTTGACTTTTATACAGGCTATTTCTTTGCCGGACAAGACATCATCGGCGTATTTGTAGCACTTGCTTTGTAGTATCGGCGTACTAAGTATCGTCGGCTTAGAAGCTTTCAAATTCATCACCGCCGCCGCTTACAATTTTCTTTCTCTGCGCCGGTGTGAGGCCCATGCTTTTTAAAAGATTATTCAGCATCTGTACGGTTTTAGCTATCTCGATAATAAGAGGGTTCTTAACGTGGTTCGTTGCGCCGAATTTATTTGTGTGCTCTATCAGCAAATCTTTGTCTTTGAGCTCTTTACGCATTTTCTGATAAAACTCATAAGTCTCAACGTACAGGTCAATTATCTCTTCGTCCGATTCTACGAATGCATCCGCTAAATATTCCATCAATCTTTTTTTGACAGGGTTGCTTTTTGTGATCCTGACTTTTGCCATGCTAATACCCCCT